GAGATGATAGTGGTTCTATGCCTAGAAAAGATTGAAACACTAGAAAGACTAGTAACAGAACTTAAACCAAAGGAAGATGGAGAAAAAAATGAGTAGAGCGAACAGAGCAATAATTGAAGCCTTCCGAAAAGGTTATCGATGTGACGATGACGGAAGAATTATAAAACCAGATGGAAGAAGACAAAGGGCTGGTATTTCAGCACTAGGTTATCGTAGGTTCGGATATTGTATGAATGGTAAAAGGGTATCACTTTTAGCACATCGTTTTGTTATGTTCTGTAGGGTGGGTGATAGATTATTTACTAAAGGATTATGTGTGCTTCATAAAAACGACATTAAAGACGACAATTCAGTTAAAAACCTTTATCTTGGAACCGCAAAAGATAATGCAAGAGATAAATATGAAAATAATGGGTTTGTAAAGTGGGGAACATATAAATTATTGTATAGTGAGATACACAACTACTATTTGGTTTTCGGTCAAAAGAAAACCTGTCAAAAGTATAATCTTTCCCAGTATACTTTACGTCGTATAATAAAAAAACACAATAATGCAAAGCATACAACTTCATCCCAAATATCAATCCCTTTTTAATAGCGACAGTAGATACTTTGTAATCACAGGTGGAAGGGGTTCTGGTAAGTCATATGCCGCAACCCTTTTTCTTAATCTACTAACCTATGAAGAAGGCAATGGTATATTGTTTACTCGATATACTATGAGTTCTGCTTCTATGTCTATTATCCCTGAATTTAACGATAAGATTGAGATGATGGGAGCGCAGGACAGCTTCACTATCACAAAGAACGATATAAAGAATAATCATACAGATAGCTTCATTTATTTCTCTGGGATTAAGACAGCTTCTGGTGACCAGACCGCCAAACTTAAATCTATTAGCGGAATAAATACATTTGTACTGGATGAAGCAGAGGAGCTGCTAGATGAAGAGAGCTTTGATAAGATCGATTATTCTATACGAGCTAAGGGAGTTAGAAACAGAGTGCTGTTAATCTTAAACCCAACTACAAAGGAGCATTGGATATACCAGAGGTTCTTCCAGAACAGGGGTATTCCAGATGGATTTAACGGCACTAAAGATAATGTTACTTATATACATACTGACTACAGAGATAACATCGACAATCTATCGGAGTCGTTTGTTAAGCAGGTAGAGGATATGAAAATACGTAGACCAGATAAATATAAGCACCAGATACTGGGAGGCTGGCTACAGAAGGCTGAAGGCGTTGTGTTTGATGATTGGCAAATAGGTAGATTCAATGAAGAGATGCAACTCACCTGCTATGGACTAGATATAGGATTTAGTAGGGATGAGAGCGTACTTACTAAGGTTTCTATAGATAAGCAGCGTAAGATTATTTGGGTTAAGGAGATGTTCTATAAAAAGGGTCTAGTAACGTCTAACATATATGAATTATGTCAAAGGCACGCTGGTAAGCAACTTATTGTCTGTGATAGTAGTGAGCCTAGGCTTATCGCTGAACTCAATTCTAGGGGTCTTAATGTAACGCCAACAGTAAAGAAGAAAGGTTCTATCCTAGCAGGTATAGCCTTAATGCAGGACTACAATATAAACTTAGATGGCGAAAACCTAGTCAAAGAATTTAACAACTATGTTTGGGATGTTAGGGGTGTAAAGCCTAGAGATGCGTATAATCACGGAGTAGATTCAATGAGGTATGCTATTGAGTATCTGCTACTTAGAACAAATCCAAAAGGTATGTATGTAATAAGGTAAAAAAAAGTTTTGCTATATTAAGATATATTTTTATATTTGAGTCATAAATTTTGTTTCATAGATTTAATTTGGTTAATTATCATTAAACCCCTAGTTTTTGTCTTCTGGGGGTTTTTTGTTTAAATTATTTTGGTAGTTCAAAAAAAGGTTATATATTGCACCTGTTAAACATATAAAAGGAAACACAATGAACAAATTACTATTTAACATTATCGACAGCCTTGTATCAACAGGCAAAATCTTTTCAGCTAGTTTTACTAAGGCTGACGGAACACAGCGTACAATGTCTTGTAGAGTTGGCGTACAGAAAAACCTAAAAGGTGTAGGATTGCAATACGATAGACGTAAGGCACACAACATCGTTGTATGGGATATGAACGCCAATGGTTACAGAACTATTAAGACAGACCGCTTAAAATGGATTCAAATAGAGGGCGAGAGATACAACTTTGATGAAATATGAAGAAAGAAACTAGGGGTAGTAAAGAAACTCCACCGATGCCTGTAGACTTTTGGCACTACCCTTACAACCCTATAACAGGGTTTCCAATAGAAATTAAGAGATCAAAAGCAGTATTTAGAAAGATACCATATGAGAACAAAGAAGGACAGTAACGGAAATGATGTGTATGCAAATTACTACACAGAAAAAGAAATAGCTCTTATGTCGAGCTTAGTAACCCACCATATAAAAACACTAGAAGGTCTTTTGGATAACGGAGAAGTAGCGTTACCAGACCATAAGAAGTGGATGTATGAATTAGAAGATAAATTAGAACTATGAACCAACAGAACGACTTTAAAGTAGAAGTAAAAGAGACCAGCAGAGAAGATTACTATTTGCTATCTATAATTTATCCTAGCTCAAAGCCTATAGATATTACGCTAGAGAGATCAGAGATAAGATATCTTATAGAGAAGCTAGACAACGCAATATAGTTAGATTAAGAATTTATGATACATATACCATTGCAACAGTCAATAATAGATTATAGTATTAAGTTTTCAGAATCAACTAATCTAGGTAATAGAATTAGGAATAATGGAAGTAAGACAGAGCAATTGGTAGGGATTATTTCAGAGAACACAGTAAGAAATTATCTAGGATTAGACTTAATGAAGCATAATTCTGGTTGGGACGGAGGTTTTGACATAACTTATAACTCATTAAAATTAGATATAAAGTCTATGAGAAGGAAGAGACAGCCCCTTCCTTACTATGTGAATAATATATTTGATGATCAAAGAAATCACAACTGTGATGGATATATATTTACTTCCTTGAACACAGAAAGTAAAACGCTTACAATCTGCGGATGGATTAGTAAGGATGAGTTTTATAAGAAAGCTACTTTATATAAAAAGGGTAGTCTTAGAAAAAGAGGCAATGATGTTTTTAATCTGCGTGCAAATAATTGGGAAATAGAAAACGACAAACTAAATATGTTTATAAAATAAGCAGCAGAGAAATGTGAATCTAATACCCCTTTGTGAATTTAATACCCCTATGAATCTAATAGGGTCAAATGTGAATTTAATACCCCCCTTAGTCGGGGGTTTTTGTTTTCCATATATTATGCGTGCATAGTAGTTTGCGTTTTTTCGCTAATTTCTTTCTGTCATTAATATATATAAGGCTTATTTAGAATGAATATAAATAGCGTTTTTTCGCTAAATTTGTTTGGCAGTTGGAAAAATTAGTTTACATTTGTACCAATAATTAACACTAACTTAAATTTATTTATTATGAAAACACAAAACAACAACACAAAAAACGAACGTATTTTTTCAACTGGTGAACTTATTCAGTTGGGTATCGGGTTCGGTACTTTTATTATCTTTCTCACTACCGTATTAATTAACGCCAAAGCCTAAACACTAACCAATAAAAAGACAAAAAATGAAATTACCACAGTTAAACTATTACAGAAAAAACAAAGTAAGGGAAAGCCTAAATGCTATTTTTAACGAGGCACAAAACAAAGAAATAAAGAGCGGCAAAAGTTGGTATAAAACTGCCCACGAAATTTGTTTAAAGCTGCAACAGGACAATAAAAACGTTTTTACCTTAGAACAGGTTGCAGGCGTATTGAGCGCATTAAGTCCCCGCAATAAGTGGGAAAGGAATATTCTGGACGCTGCAAATGTATTAAGAGCGGTAAGACTTAATAAGAAACCCAATGCTGTGAAAGTTTGTACATTTAACACAAATAAAGAGAAAGCATTCAGGATCGCCAAAGGTGAGGAGAAAATTAAAGAGACCAGTAAAAAGACCTTTGCCTTTGTCAACAATATAGCACGCCTAGATAGAAACTTTGTTACAATAGACCTTTGGCATTTACGTGCCTGTTTTGGTACTACAATAAAAACAGGGTTAACACCTAAAAATTACGAGATACTGCAAGAGATCACTTTACAGGAAGCGGAAAAGGTTGGTCTAGCTGGCTATGAATATCAGGCAATAATCTGGGAAGCATTAAGAAATAAAAATATTTACTAAAATGAGACCATTGCAAAAAAGAAACTTTATAGCCTATTATATTGAGATAAAATTAAAGGAAAGAGATGAGAATTTCAGCCTGTCCGATATGATACAAAAAATAAGCCAATTTAGATACACAGAACAGGCGCATAATTTCCAGCAATACGAAAAAGAGATCCTACAATATTACAAAAGTATTGAGGACGATAATCCAGAGGAAACATACAAACAAACATTAATACAAAAAAATATAATATGAAATTAACAGATAAACAAATTAAAGACAAATTAAAGCACCTTAACAACGTTTTGGATAGTAACCCGATTAAACCTATAAAAGACAAAGCGCAACGCCTTAAAACGTTTTATTTGCGCTTACTAGATCCAGTACAAAGAGAGAGGGAATACCAGCAACGCAAAGAACTAGCAGCAGCTTTAAAAAGTAGCGTTATTTTTTGGCGAGATAATACCACAACGATAAATATAAATAATAAACCAACAACAATTTAAGTTATGAAAGAAGTACAAAGAATAATAAAGGAATGCATACAGCTAAAAGAATATGAACAAAAGCAGATTATATCTTGCTTAATTTCTAATATCTTGACCGATATAAGCGCCAAAGAAGCAAGAATAATTTATAACAATGCTATTAATTCGCTGAAAGAAATCGACAAACTAAAATAATTACATTATGAAAACAAAAAACATTTGCAACTTTTGCGGGTACAATAATCCAGAAGACAATTTCATTTGTGAGGGCGAAGAATGCGGAGTACCTTTGGATCTTAGCATAGAAATAAATGAATTCGGTTTACCCGAAATAAAATAAAATTAATTATGCAATAGATTAACATTTTTAATTTATAAGGGGGCTTTTTAGCCCTCTTTTTTTGTGCTTTATTTTTGTAAGTTGCTGGGAATCATTATAAGTTGGATTAAAAAAGGGTGATTTGATAGCTCCGTCCCTCCCTCACATCGATTTTAAGGCACTTTTTAAGCGATTTAAGAGCCTTTTGCCTATTGGGTGGTGTATTGGTATAGCTGGAGCAATTTAAGTAGCTTATATGGCAACTCTGCCGGAAAAGCATCGTAGTATACCTTATTACCCTACTCTCTACACAAGACTTAGTTTCCAACTGACAAACATATTTGCTGGTGTGAATGTAATTGACTATATTTGTGTATGGCTAAGAGGTATAAGAAGATTGTTAGT